TTTGTTACTTTCTTTAATAAGATTAATCCGCGACAAGTCCATTGTTATATTAATAACCTACATTTCTTTAAATTAATACAATCAATTAATTTCGCGTTACTCTTAAAAAGTCGTTCGTTCGCAACTTCTGCATTTTTTCAGTTAAATTTCAAAATGAAAAGTAAATTGTTCGTTTAATTTTGATTTTCAAATTAATTAATAAAATCCATAATATTCATTTCTTTTTAGTTAATAATATACAAATTACTTTGTTAAAAGCAACTTTGTAAGAATAACGCGAAATTATACTATTAACATTCTTTATTAAAATCAATTGGTAGAGTTATGGATTTTATTTTAAATTTACACTTTGAAGTTTTTTTTAACAATTGAAAATGATTTTTGAAATTCAAATGAAAATTGAAAGAAGTTTATTTTCTTTTTGCAAAAGTCCAAGAAATTTCACCCGAACAAATTTTATTGGGATACACACACTTTTACGGGCTGCTATTTTACGGGAATACGGGCAATTTTCCAAAAAAAAAATATACTGTAAATATATAAGAACCCGCAAAAATGCCAGGGTGTGAAAAATGCGGAGCCGTTTTTAGAGATAATTACGATTTATCCAGGCACCAAGCACGAATTAGACCATGTATTGAAAAAAATAAAAATAGTTTAATACTACCAGAACAAAATGACACCCCAAATAAACAAAAAGACACCCCAAATAAACAAAAAGACACCGTTAACAAACAAAAAGACATCGCGGATGAACAAAAAGACACCACAAAGGAATGTAAATTTTGCCTGAATACATATTTTAACAAACAATCAAAAAATAGACACGAATCAATTTGTAAACAAAGACACGATCCAACAAGACTATTGGAAATAGAAAATAATATAGAGCCTGCAATTCCAGATTGTAAAACAGAATGTAGATATTGTAACAAAACATTCAGTAGAACAGCTTTGTTAAACAAACACCTAACAAGATGTAATGAAAAGGATGAATACCGCCAAATGTTATTAAAACAAAAGAATAACGTTTCACGTGTACAGAACATAAATGGTGAAAATGTCAATGTAAACTGCAATGTTACAAACAACAATAATAATATAGTTAATAATCTGGTATTGAATTTTGGAGAGGAGACCATGGAGCACATAGAACTTCGCGATATTATCAAAATACTGAAAGAAGCAAAGGATGAATATAGACCAGAAGAGTTTTCCAAAATTGCTGGAGAATTTGTTTGTCTATTTGATAAACTATTGAAAGAAAATCCAAAAAACAAGAATATAACGATTCCGTGTTTAAATAGCATGTACGCAAATGTAAAATACTCTCATGGATGGGAAACAATGCCAATAGACAAAGTTGTCCATAGACTAATAAAGAATACTTCTAAAAGAGTTCTGGAACAAAGACAACAAATAGAAGAATATGATCGTAAAAACAATACTATAGGAACCGTACATGGTTCCAGATTAAGAATAGCACCACATGTATTCAATGAAGTTAACAATATGAACACAAATGGTATTACTGACCTCGAACCTTTAATCAGAACGAGTTTGAAATTAAACAACTTTTAAATGAAATTAAACAACTTTAAGGTATCTTCCAGTTAATATATCACTTGGGCTTTGTACCAACCAAGTGTTTTTTTTTGTATTTTTCTTTTTAATGAGTTTATAGACAAAACGTTCCCAGTTATCCATAATGTTAATTAATAGTTCAAGTCTTTAATTTTAATTTGTCTTTTGAATAATTCTATGAGGATAACCAACAGCCTTAAAAATCTCATATGTTAATTCCGTATAAAACAAATCTATGTATTTATCAACATAATTATTAATGTATGGTACCTGTGTATCGTCTACTATAACATACCCATTATCCTTTACAAGAATATTTGCGTTTTTCATATCATTTTTTATACAATGTTCACTGTGACCACCATCTACATGAACGATATCATATGTTCCAATTAGATCTATATTATCAGAAATCCATTCTGGAATACTTGTAGTAGAATCCCCTTCAATATATTGAAAATTAACATGTGGAAACACAGTTTTAATATATTCTAAACACTCTTTTGTATAACGATGTTCTCCAATATCAAAAATTGTATAATCAATAGGCTCTGTATTTCTTCCCATTAACATCAACATTGTAGAATGTCCAGCATTAAAACCAATTTCACATATTCTTTTAGTCGCTGTTCTACCAATTGCAAATAAATTAAGCTGTTTGAAATATAATTCAGGGTACTTATGAAGTGTGTGATGAACATAAAAACAATTTCCTTCTAATAAAACGCCAGATTCTTTTACAATATTCTCTAACTCTGTAAGTATTGGTTCTTTATTGTATAAATCATATAAATTTTTATTGTAATATTTATTAGAAATATTTATTCTAATGTCTTTTTTCTGACCGGGTAGGTGATATACATATGGAGTACTTTTTTCACTATCTGAAAAATGCTGTAAGATTCCATAATCATACAAAAAAGAATTATCTTGAATATTAGATAAATTATCATTATAAATGCTAAATAAAACACCTTGTTCCCACCAGTTTGGTTCTACATTATTAAGATAAAGTTCTTCATCGTATGCCCATTTATTTAGAAAGCCAAGAGAATATTCTGTATTTTTGACTATGAAAAGACCAGAATTTATAACTGTTAAATTTGTATTTGGATTTGGTGAATCTTTACTGAAAATAAAGTTTTTATCAGGATTTTCGTAAATAATGTTTTTAATATCAGGGGAATTATTATAAAAGAATGCATCTGAGTCTATCCAGATAACATACTCATAATTTTGTAAATTTTTTATAATCATTGGTAGTTTTTCCCAAGCACTATGTCTGTTTAAATACGATTTTTCATGTGAAACTATTAAATCTAAATTGTGTTTTTCACAATACATTTTATTCATTTCATAAGTTATATCTGCATACTCTTTAATATTGTCGTCATACCACATTACAACAGCTACATTGGAAGTTTTAATTTTATCTAATATTTCATAATTTCCTGAAGAATTCAGTGTAGAATTATAATATCCTTTGCAATATACAGATTTACGTTTAGTTTCAGTTAAGTAATTTTCTTTTATCATTGATACATATAAATTTATCCAATTTTCAAATAAAGTTTTAGTTTCTGGTGAAATGATCAATTGATTTTTGTCAAATGTTCCATCAAGTATATCCCATGGCTTTGGCTGTAACGAGAAGTGAACAATGTATGGAGTATCAATAAATTTATTTGCTACAAAATCTGAGACTATTAATGGATTTATATTATATTTTTGATCTAAAGTAGTACATTTTATAATATTGGCATGTATGGCTTTGTTAAATATAGATTGGTCTATAAATATATTTTCAAATCCATCTTTTCCGAGATCAATTGTTAAGTTAAAAAGTGTATCTGCTGTATCAGAATTGGGCTGAAAAACAATAAAGCCTGCATTATATGTATTTTTAACAATATGGCATATATCATGGTCTATATTATAAAGTACGTCATTAACCATATAAATATTTTCAGAAACGTCATTTTCAAATAAATGATCGATATTCTTTAGTAAAAGTAAATCGGTATCTAAATAGATTGCCTTTTTAAACACAGTATTGAATATTAAAAATTTTCCATAATAATGCCGGGGTTCCATAATTTCATTGATTAATGAAAGGTCGTCTGTGTATTTCATCAGAACGTTTTTGAAATTGATGGAAAGTACATTTATATCATGTGATCTTAATGTTTGAATTATGAATTCGCTTACATTCTCTGTTACAATTACAGAATACGTATACTTTGATTCTAATTTTTTTAAATTATAATTTAACAATAGAATTCCCTTTATATGGAGATCATTGCTCATATACGAAACATATGAATACCCTGACATTTACGTTTAATAAATAATTATAAAAAAATATAGTTTATTAAACGTAAATGATACCAAAAATAATATTTCAAACATCTCCGTATAAACCTCAAAATTATCAAGTAGAAACAATAAAGTTAATGTCAAAAGACTGGGAATATAAACACTTTATTGATTCGGAAATAATAGAGTACATTACTCTCAATCCAATTCCAGAATTTTCAAATTCAGTTGAAATATTCAATTCACTTAAGACAGGTGCACACAAAGCAGATTTTTTTAGATATTATTTTTTATATTTACAGGGAGGAGTTTATATTGACAACGATGCAAGACTTGAAATAGATATTGAACAGATAATTGGTAATTATACATTTTTTACTGTAAAGTCGGCAATTGAGAATTGTAAAATATTTAACGGATTTATTGGATGTGAACCAGGAAACATTATTATTTTTGAATCATTAAAATGGATACATTTAAATTTTAACAACATTAAAGATTATTTTGAGATATGCAGAAATCTAAACTTCAATTATATAAATTATAAAAAGAAAAATCATGTACTATTTAGTGAAGAAATGATAGGAAAAATTGCGAATATAAAAGACCTATCGGGGAAACACGTTCTTACACATTATTTTGTAGATAAAAAAATTGAACCTTTTATTAAAGTAGATAAAGATCTTCACAAAATAGGAGTAACGTTTACATTACCAAAACGACTGATTGAGTTATTTTCTTCTGGTATTCAGCAAAATGTGTTATTTTTTACAGAATTACTCTTAAATATTGGACATGATGCCCATTTAATAATACGTGATCCCGAAATAATGGAATGTAAAGAATTGGAACATATATTATACGATTCTAGATTTAAATATTGCAAATATTCCAATATTTTATTAGAATCTTTTGATATTGTAATTGATTTTGGATATACATGTGACCCTGATACTTTTAATAAATTAAAAGACAGCAAAACAAAAATGGTTGGGTATAAATGTGGAAACGAGTTTATAATAAACTCAGAAGACATTTTGTATGGGTTACAAAGACCAGAATCACACAGCAAAGACTATTTCAATTATCATAAAATATGGTCAATACCTCAAATGATGAATACCAATAAATATTATTGGCAAATTCTTCATCGAACAGAGTGCATCGAAGCGCCTTTTATATGGTCTGATAAATTAATAAATAACCAAGATTTTTTATATACTCATAGACCAGGTAATAAAAAAATAGCAATAATGGAACCAAATTTTAGTTTAATGAAGTCAGCGATACCCCCTATATTAATATGTGAAAATGCATATCGTAAAAATAAAAATATTATTTCGGTTCACGTAACAAATATAAATTCAGGAAATGATTTATTAACCATAGATCGATTAAATAACTTTATAAAAAAAATAAAGTTGGTTACTGATAATAAAATACATCTTGAACCTCGCTATCATTCACTTGCTTCAATGAGAGATAGACAAATAGATATAGTAGTTTCTCATCAATGGGAAAATCCGTTGAACTATCTGTATTTAGATCTTGCATGGATGGGATGGCCAATTGTTCACAATGGATCTCTTTGCAAAGATATCGGATACTATTATCCAGAGTTTAATTATGAAGAAGGTGCTAATATTTTATCAGACGTTATTGATAATCACCATTTAAATTCAGAAGAATACTTACATTCAAACAGAAGAATAATAAATCGTTATCTTCCATCGAATCGAATACTTCAAAATAAGTATTCCAAAATGATCAAAGACCTGTATTCACAATGATCGTTCATTAATTTTAAAAAAGTTTTTTTAGAAAATATTTTTAAAATTAATTTTACTCTATACTGCGGCAAGTAATTTGTATTCTATACCACCTATTGTAAGTCTTATAAATCTATTTGCGGTTGGTATACCAGTATCACCAACCGCTGCAGCTCTTAATATTTCGTCTCCTATAAATATTCTATTAGCTTCATTTGCCGCTGGCCCAGATCCATAACCAATACATATATTATTAGTTCCTCCAAGAATATTATATCCACTCTGATAACCAATACATGTATTTTTTCCAGTCCCTGTGTCCATACCCAACTTAAACCCAGATTGATAACCAATACATGTATTAAACCCTGCCTGGACAACAGCATTTCCAGCTTGATATCCTATCATTGTATTATATGATGCTGAGTAATTATTCGGCATTGAATCAATACCAAATATTGTATTATATGTACCCTGGCGTCCTGCCCCATTCTGTGTACCTATTACTAAATTGCTTTCTGCATATCCACTGGGAATTACAATTCCTAGATTTCCAGTTATAATACCACTAATACTTAGATTACCTGATAAAACTATAGATCCATTGACCGATAGATTTGCATTACCAGGAATGAATGGATCAAAAATAATAAGATTTTTATTTATTGTTGTATTGCCCTTAACTAAAAGATC